GAAAAGTTTGAGGTCGTCAACGGGTACAAACAACCCGTTGGGACTCAGGACAGGCTGTTTAGAGTGAGTGTGGGTAAAAGTTTCATGAAGAAACTTTCAGGCCCACAGGCACACTGTGACTTGAACATGGTGTGGTTGGCTATGATGTTCATGGCTGGTTTCTTTACCTCTCATCAACTTTCTAAAATCTTTAACTACTTTCCAAAACGTGACAACAAAACCTGGACTGAGTTTTTCGGCGAGTGTTGCAGGTCTTTTGGAGCCGGAATCGCAGAATCAGTGTCAAATGATATTTACTCAAAAGTGAATGTCACTGTTGACACTGTGAAGGATTCCTTCTCCAAAATACTGAAACTCGTGGAAGCTGCAGCCCTTGCTGTTTGTTTCGTTAATCTGGCATCTGCATGCCAGACTGTGATTCAATGGGCCTCTCTTCTTGGCCTTGTTCTTATTCCGAAATTTGGACAACAACTTTGTATTGATTTCATATCTCTCTTCCAAAAACCATCTGCCCATTCTGATGAGCAGGTTGAACCTTTTGTGACTGTCTTTTTGACGCTTATTTCTGTTCTTTTCACTGGAACCATTTCGACTTCTTTAGTGAATAATTTCTTTCGTATCTATGATGTGACTGGTTGTAAGGATCTTTTTAAAAGTGGAAGTAAACAAGCTGTTTCGAAACTTTCCGTTCTTGTGATCACGCTTCTCAGATTCTTTGTCAGCTACAGGTCCAATGAAACCATCCGTGGTTTGTTGGCCCGTGTTGACATTGCTGAAGAGAGTCGTAGGACAATTAAAGAGGTTCCGGAACTGCTTGTGGAGATGACTCATGCATGTCTTGCATGTGGTCAGATGAGCAATGATCCAACTTTGTATGTTCATCTTTCTGAATACCAGGAGCTTTTAGCTAAAGCTTGTGGTGTTCTTCGTGTGTTAACTTCTGTGAAAGAGTTTCCTTTTGCTGAACGCGTTCATTTCACTAATGAGTACAAGAAATTGTATGAGGCTGTTATGAATGCCGTGAACTCAAGGAACGTTCTTTCTCGTGTTGAGCCAACTGTGGTTTACCTTGCCGGCCCTGCTGGTATAGGTAAGACACACTTAGCGAAAACAATTTGCGAGCGTGTGGCTCGTGAATTGTGGCCTGATGAACTCCAGACTGGCGCATATCTTTATGATAGGAATCCAATTCAAGACCACTGGGATAGATATTGTAATCAACCCATCTGTAAGATGGAGGAGTGTTTCTCACGACCTAATGCGGGTAGAGAAACAAATGATGTCGAACACCAGACCTGGCTTCCTCTTGTATCGAATGCGGCTTATGGACTCAAAATGGCCGATATTAAGGAAAAGAAAACCATGTTTACGTCCGAGGTCATAGTTTGCACTTCGAATGTTGCTTTCCCTGAAACCGGCACAGTAGATCGTGCCGCACTTTTGCGTAGAATGCATAACCACGTGCTTATCACGTGGGAACCAAATTTTCCTGCTAGACCTAATCCCAATGATCCTAACTTGACTCCTATGGGGCTCACCTTGGATGGTTCTCATTGCAAAATGAGAATTTTCTCCCAAGGTAAGTACCTTCCTGTTCCTATTGGCGCAGTGGCCCAAGATGATCGTCGTCGTGGGCCAGTGAACCATCAAGGAGCGACTGCCCCAAATCGTTCAGATGAGTTTGGGCAGTGGCCTCTTCAGTATTTGGATACCACAGTTGAACCGGCTGTAGCTCGTAATTTTAGGGATGAATATCAAACTATTAGTTTAGATAATTTAGTTGCTAGAGTTGTAGATTCTGTTAGAAGAAATAGGGCAGCAGCCAATATTACCGCCAATGCACATGGTGGTGATGAGGTCGTTTGCCAGGAACTTCATTTACCTGGAGAACCTGGACAGTTTTCTGAGTTTCATCAGCTTGAGATACCAGTTAGAGAACTGGTAGGTTTTGGTAACGATGCTGAGAGAATTCGTAGTATTAATTCTTTAGATGAGTTGGCAGAGTTCAACACCCCACTTCTTCGCAAAATTTTTAATCGTAGGTATGGTTCATCTAAAGCTATGTTTGAAACCTGGTTTTTGCGTGGTGTGTCGGAATCATTTAATTATGAGGATGGCTCCACGCAAGAACAGGTTCAGGCTGCTTTAGATGTTGTTGTAGCATATAGATCTTTCTGTAGAAGTCGCAGCCCTCCCAAGGACACAACCCCGGATTATGCCAATGCTTTGGCATTGTTGATTGAGCGTGGGTTTGTTTTTGAGGATGGTTGTGAATTCCCATGCATGGTAGGACCAGATATAAATGGTCAAATCATGCGTGTTGAGCTTAGATACCTTAATTGTAATCGCCAAGTTTTTGCTCCGGAAGATTATGCTAACATGAAGACTGTGAGAGATCATATAGGAGTAGAGACTGTATACTCGGATTATTGGCTTACTTTTCTTGGATTTTGTATTATTTTGTATTCATTCTTTGTGTACTTTTTCTTTGCTTTAGTTGTTATTCGTCTTGTTAAGAGTATTTTAACTGCAATTTTGTCTATGTTTATTTCTACTGAGCGTCGCGGTTGTCTTATCCAGTGTAATGGTGAGGATATTGAGTATATGCTTCACATGAAGAATGCTCAAAATCTAACTTGGCAAGGTGAGGATCGCGGTTACGAGGATTCCGATGGAAATCGTTTCCGTTGGGATCCGAAGAGTCGTGAGTGGGTGAAATACGATAAGAGCAACAAACGTTCTGGTAGAAAGAGTGGTAGATCTAGACGCATTCGTGGTGGAACCCGAGCGCATGCTGATGACTGGATTTCAGAAATGGATTCAGAAGTCAGTGTGAATGAAGGTGACGCCAAGCTTGTGGACAGGTTTGCCTCGCAATTTGTAAGAATCACTTATATGTCTGATAGTAATCGTCAATTAACTATGTATGGACTTCAGATTGTAGGTAATCTGGTGCTCACTCCTCGTCACCTTTTAGGGGGTGATCGTTGTAGGTCATATAGATTTAGAGTAGAAACTGACACCATAGGATTCACTGAAAATGTTATGGATGACTGTATTTTTGATTTTCGTTCTGCCAAGGGTGTTTCAGGATTTGACTTGGAGAAGAGTGATGGTATTTTGATTAAATTCAAGAGCCTCCCAATTCACAAGTCTCTCCTGGGGCACGTTTGTCATGATGTGTTGCAACCTGGAAATTTCTTTGCTAGGAAACTTGATCTTATGGCCCTTGTACCCCGGATAAGTGAAAGCTTGTCCGCAGGTCCAAGGTGTACGTTTGCAGTGCCAGTGGGCAAGCTTAAGCTTACTGGAAATGTGACGTACAAGGATGGGATATATGCCGAGTATACAGCACAACTGTATACTACAGATATACCTGATCTTGCACATGGTGATTGTGGTTCTCTCCTCATTCTTCGTGAGGATGGAGCCTTGAGGATAGCAGGAATCTATGTTGCAGGTGATGCAGCTGGTCAAAAGAATTATTTCCAACCAATAACCCGTAGTTTAATTGAATCATTGACAAGTAAGGTGGAATGTAAAGGATTTGCCAATTACCCGCCTGTGGATGATGAGAAGGAGCCTAACGGCAGAATTGAAAATGTTCTGCCGCCTCTTGGTCGTTATCTTCATGCGGATAAACCTGGCGTTTCTTGTATTCCCCCAAGCGAAATTAGACCATCCCCATTACAGTTAGAAAATAAGTGCGCATTTGGACATCCTCCAAATTCCGCACCAGCTCAGCTTAATTACAAATCTATGCAGAAGGCTGTTGATAAGAAATGGCATGAGCCGGGTTTCTTTGAGACAGCTATTTTGGATAGGGCTTGTGATTGGGTTAAACAAGATTTGGCATTACACATTAAGGAATGTTCCCGTTTAGATATCCAAGATGCAATTGATGGCAACACCCACTATGGTCAGGGCTCGAGAATGGCCATGGACACCTCACCAGGGTTACCATGGTCATTTACCAAAGAGCCAGGTTCAAAAGGGAAAACCTCTCTTTTCAACCAGGTTGACGGTAAATGGTTACCGTGTAAGGAAGTGGTTGATGCCGTGAACGATGTGATTGAGTGCCGTGAAAGGGGAGAGGTCCGCCCAGGACTTTTCCGTGGGACGCTTAAGGACGAGCGTCGGGAACTTGAAAGAGTTCTGGAGGCAAAAACACGTCTGTTCACAGCTGGAGCCGTTGAGAAGGTGTTGGCTGATCGAATGTTGTTCTTGGATTTTGTAGTTCAATTTAAGGAGAATAGACTCAAACTTCCCCATGCTTATGGTGTTAACCCAGAAGCAACCGAGTGGCATGATATGGCAATGCAGCACCGGATGATGGGTAACAAACATTTAGCGTTTGATTATTCAGGGTTCGATGCTTCGGAGTCGATGCAGTTGTTGCAATCAGTCTCTGAGTGTGTGGCTTCTTGTTTCCGCGAAGGGGATAGAAAACATGTGATTTGTTCTGGTATTGAGAGTTTTAATCACTTTGTTGTGATTGATGGTGATTTGTTTCAGTACCACCAGGGTAATCCCTCTGGTTGTACTATGACAACTATCTACAATACTATTGCAAATTGGATACTTCTGTCTTATGCGTGGATCAAGCTTGTTTCACTTCAGGGACCGCCATGTACCATGGATAGAGCATTCTTTAAAGAGAATTGTGTTATCCATGCATATGGTGATGATTTTATAGCAACTGTGTCTGATCGTGCCACTTGGTTCAACGGTGATACTATTCCTCCCATTCTCGAGGTCTGTGGTGTTAAAGCCACGGCCCCTGATAAAGGTGACGTTAGTAAATTTACAAAATTTGAGGATTTAGTTTTTCTTAGTCGTTATTTTGTTACAAATCCTTTTGATGGTCCCAAGTCTATGATTGTGGGGCCACTTCCAAAGGATTTGATTGAGGAAATTCCCATGTGGTATTTTAAGGGAGCAGATGTTGTTGATTATCAGTCAACGATACGGACTTGTCTGAGATCTGCTGCCCTGTGGGGGCGTGAGTATTACTCCTGGTATGTGAATTCGCTTATCAAGACTAAGACTGGCGCTGAGTTCCTTAATACGCTCGATGTCGAAGATATTTTCATGGATGTATCGCGTCCGTTCTCTGCTGGTATGAGATCTTGTGTGTATAAGCCGCACAAGTATTTTGGGCCAGGGAGACCGGAGGTGTACGCTCCTGAGAGTATCACGAATTTGAGCTATAAGGGATTTGAGTTTGGCAATTTCGAGGCTGCTCTTGGTTTTGCCATGGCACTAGTTTCAAAGGATGAAAATCCGGCGAGATTTTGCGCTATGGACAAGGTCAGGGCTCGTCGAGCAATTGACAAGCTTAAGCGGGAGGGTTTTGTCTGGGAAGAGAAAACCCTTCAGTATCACGTGGGACGTATACTGGAGTCGTTCATTATGAACAACCCTAGTGCCGCCGAGGCTCTTAGAGCCTCTAGTGAGACTGTTTTGGTTTACTGGATTAAAGACAGTAAACTTGGAGCCGGGATTAGCCCGGCTCTTGACCCGAGACAGTTTCTTTCCTTCCCGGGAAAGAATTTTGTAGGCGC